ATTTACAACTTTAGAGGAGACATTTAACAAAGCGTTTAAATCTGCAGGAGTTGCTGGATTAAATGTTGAGGCAACTACAGAATTAAAAGTTGCAACTACAAACCAAAAGAAAAAAAATAATAACACTTTGGCTGGTGTTACAACACCAGCAAATAATTTAAACACAACTACAAATGTGGTACCGTCTTGTCCACCTCCAACAATAACATCATTCTCACCATTAACAGGTGTTAGTGGTACTATTTTAACTATTGTTGGTAACAACTTAGATGAGGTAACGGGTATTACAATAAATAACGTAACCACAACTACAGGTATAACCATTTTAAATGCGTTTAATATTAGTGTTGTCGTTCCTTTTAGTAATAATGGATTAACAAATATTCAACAAACCCCGATTATTGTTAGAGGAATTCATGGTAGTACAGTAACGTCAGGATTATTTACCTATAATCCATCTCAAGTGACTCCAATACCAAATAATACAAACAACACCAACACTCAGCCACAACAAACAGGTCCTGTCACATTAATAGAAAATACACAAATAGGTGTAAACGGATCAACATCAAGTTTGATGGTTGGAGTTAATCCTCAAGTATTAAACAAAAATACTTGGACATTAGACCAAACTGTTGAAATGGTAGTTTCTGTTTATGACAATAATGTTGTTAATAATCTCAAAACAAAAACATTAAATAGAACTGTAACAATACCAATTATAGGATATGTTTCGAAAAATGTGTTTAATATAACACATGAAAATTTACAGGTTATATTAGTAAGTTATCCTATTGAAGAATTTAAGGTAAGTCCTATTACACCAACACAGACGGCTCAAATTAAATTTACAATAGTTGCGGCACCTACAGATAGAGCAATAAACATACAGGATGTTACACAATCATTTAATTTTGATTTTAGACCAACACAAACAACAATCCCAACATTTGCGGAAGTTGCGGCATCAATTGTTTTAATTGGTGAAAGTCCGACTTTACAAGGTAATGGACCTCAGTTTTTTAACATTAAAAAACCAGATAACAATGGATATATTACATTCCAATTTAATACCCCATCGTTTCAAGAACAAAATTATGTTGAAATATATTTTTTAGATTCGGATGGTGATAAAGCATCTTCAAGTAGATTGGTAGATACTCAAACAAGGTATACATATGAATATACTTTAACAGGTAAAGGTGTTTTCAAGTTAATTGTTAAGTATAGACCTTATGGACTTAAGTCACCGGTAAATGGTCAGGTATTAACTCAAACAGTTGTTGGACCACCATTCACTTTATAACTTAATCATATATTTATATAGAAACATTATTATGGATATTAAATCAGCATTAGATAATTATCTTGGTAAATCAACAAGATTCTCCCAAGAAGACAACGGTGATGGAACTAAACAAGTTTGTGACTTAGATACAGGAGATTGTTATACTGTAAGAGAAAGAGACGGTCTTATTGAAAGAGCCGGACACCAAACAACTGCCAACAGAAAAGTTAGAGTTGAAACTGCTAACGGTATAAAACAATTATTAAACGGTTAATACTATGAGTTTAGATAAAAAAATATTAAGTGAAATTAATAGATACAGAAGTATCAATAAATATATAATGGAGCAAGATGCGGAAGTACCTGCCGATTTAGGTGCATTAGCACCTGAAGCAGGAGCTACACCTCCACCACCTCCTGCAGATGTTGTTGCAACACCTCCACCACCGCCAACAGGTGGGTCTGAACCAATTGATGTTGAAAATGACCCTGATGTTGAAAAAATTGATGATGAGGGTAAATCTGATGAAAAGAAAGATGAATCATCTGATTCAGAAGAATTAGACATCACAGAATTAGTTACCGCTCAAAAAGATATTCAATCTAAACAAGATGACTATTTTGAAAATTTATTTGGTCAATTAAATAAATTAGAATCAAGATTAGGTGAGATGGATGCAATTATGAATAAACTTAATGCTCTTGAAAACAAAATTGAGAAATACAGAGAAAAGACACCTCAAGAAAAATTAGAGTTGAGAAGTTATGATTCATATCCATTTAACCAAAAACTTTCACAATTTTTTGACGACAAACAAGAAGAGATGGAAAAAACAGGAAAAAATGATTATGTTTTAACTCCTGATGATGTTACAGACATTAACGTTAACGATATCAAAAGTTCTTTTCAAGGAAATGGATTCAAAGACGAATATAAATACAAATAATATTAATTTAGACATTAATGAAAACCACCTTTTGGGTGGTTTTTTTATTTGACAAATCCAGAAAACTATACTATATTTACATAACAATTTAAAAAATAAAAAACATGATGAGTTCATTAGACGCCGTATTGGCACAGTACGAAAAAGCACAACAAGGGGGCGGGGCCCAAAACAAAATGTCACAAGACGAAAGAATGAAAAAGTATTTCGCTTGTATTCTTAGTGACAAAGAGAAATCAGGACAACGTAGAGTACGTATTTTACCTACATCAGATGGTTCTTCACCATTCAAAGAAGCATGGTACCACGAAATCCAAGTAGGTGGACAATGGCAAAAATTTTACGACCCAGGAAAGAATGACAATGAGCGTTCTCCTTTAAATGAGGTTTATGAAGAATTAATGTCAACAGGTAAAGAATCTGATAAAGAATTAGCAAAACAATACAAGTCTCGTAAATTCTACATCGTTAAGGTGATTGATAGAGACCACGAAGAAGACGGTGTTAAATTTTGGAGATTTAAACACAACTATAAGAATGATGGTATCTTAGATAAAATCATTCCAATTTGGAGAAACAAAGGCGATATCACTGACCCTGAAAAAGGACGTGACCTTGTTATCGAATTAAGTAAATCTAAGACACCTGCGGGTAAAGAGTATACAAGTATCTCTACAATCATGTACGATGACCCAGCTCCTGTTCACGAAGACAAAGCTCAAGCTAATGTTTGGATTAATGACGAGATGACTTGGTTAGATGTATATTCTAAAAAACCTGTTGACTATCTTGAAGCGATTGCTCGTGGAGAAACTCCAAAATGGGATACTGAAAAAGGTGGATATGTATATTCAAATAATGATGAATTGACCACATCTATTGGCGGGAGTAAAACAACCAAAATTGTTGACCCACAATTAAATGATGAAGCTGACGGAGAGTTACCTTTCTAAATAAATTATTAAAAAAAATCTGACGGGAGCAGTTTATTGTTCCCGTTTTTTTGTTTATATTTTATAAAAAAAAAACACTATGAAACCATTTATCGCAGAAAAATTAAAAACAGCTTTAATAAAAAAATATGAGGCTGAGATATCAGATTCTGAAGCAAGATTATACATTTATTTCAGTAGCTCAGTTGGTATTGGAGAACATCCACAACATACAGAAGAAATGGATAATTTAGTTGAAAAATTAACAAATGCAAAAGACAAACTACAAACAATTATAAATTTTAATATTTATGGGGAAAATGGCAATTAAAAAAAACGACTTTAACTCAGTAAAGAAAAAATTCTCTACTTCTGCTAAATACAAACCACAAAGATTTTTTGACTTAGGTCCGGACTTCTTAGACGCGGTTGGACTACCAGGTCCTGCAATTGGGCACTTAAATATGTTCTTGGGTCACTCTGACACAGGAAAAACAACTGCGTTAGTTAAAACTGCCGTTGATGCCCAAAAGAAAGGTATTCTACCTGTATTCATCATTACAGAACAGAAATGGTCGTTCGAGCACGCTAAATTAATGGGGTTTGAATGTGAAGAAGTTGTTGATACTGAAACAGGAGAATTAGATTGGGATGGATTCTTTATATTTAATAATAATTTTGAATATATAGAACAAATTACTGATTATATTAATTCGTTACTTGACGCTCAAGAAAAAGGAGAATTAGATTATAGTTTATGTATAATGTGGGATAGCGTGGGTAGCGTTCCCTGCAAAATGACTTTTGACGGAAAAGGTGGGAAGCAACACACGGCTGGCGCATTATCTGATAAAATTGGAATGGGTATTAATCAAAGGATATCAGGTAGTAGAAGGTCAGATTCAAAATATGAAAATACTTTAATTATCGTAAACCAACCTTGGGTTGAATTACCTGACAACATATATGGACAACCTAAAATTATGGCGAAGGGTGGAAATGCTATTTGGTTAAACTCATCTTTGGTATTCTTATTTGGTAACCAAAAAGGTGCAGGAACTAATAAGATTACTGCAACCAAAGACAAAAGAAAT